GACGGGTTGTCGCGAGATGAGTTACCGGCGAAGCGTTTGAAGATAGACACGATGAAGTGGGTGGCGGAGAAGGGGAACCCTGCGGACTATGGGAGTAAGACTACGATAGCTGGGGATGTGGATAATCCGATAGGGATTACGGTGATATCGACGGGGATAGTGAGGCAGGCGGTGGAGGCGGCTCCGGTGCAAGAGGCTGAGTTTATCGAAGTAACGGAGGACGTTAATGAAGATACTGGTAGCTTGTGAATATTCTGGGATAGTGAGTGCAGCGTTTAGAAAACTTGGACATGAAGTTTGGTCTTGCGATATTTTAGATACTGAGGGAGACAGGGATTTCCATTTCAAGGGTGACGTAAGAGAGATGCTGGGCCAAAAATGGGATATGATTATAGCGCATCCTCCCTGTACTTACCTTTGCAATAGTGGTGTATGTTGGTTATACAAAACAGTTTCAAGTGGGACAGGCTGGCCAAACCCAGTTAAATTTACAAAAGAGAGAAACGAAGTTCGCTGGGAACAGATGCGGCAAGGGGCAGAGTTTTTTAACTTATTTCAAAATCATCCCTGTGAAAAGATAGCGATAGAGAACCCTATAATGCATAAGTATGCGAGAGAGATAGTGGGGAGACATCAAGATCAAGTAATACAACCTTGGATGTTTGGGCATCCTGAAAGTAAGGCCACTTGTTTGTGGTTAAAGGGTCTTCCGTTATTGGTAGGCACGAATAATGTCAAAGAAGAGATGACCAAGCTTCCTAAGAATGTTGCACAGAGATTACATAACTTGCCGCCAAGTGCGGATAGGGCCAAGCTAAGGTCTAAGACATTTCAAGGCATTGCGGATGCAATGGCGGAGCAGTGGGGCAAGCTATGACACAGAGTAATCCTTTTGCGGTACATCCCGATGCTCTTCCGAAGAATGCGAATATTATTTCAACGGGCTATGTGCCGCGTACTTTGCAAGCAGAGATGCATAATAGATTTAAGAGATTCAATGTAGTGGTAGCGCATCGTCGCTTTGGGAAGTCCCTCTGTGTAATTAACGAAATGATTGACAAGGCGTTGACGAATCCTTTGCGTAATCCGCATTATGCGTATATAGCGCCTACGTATTCGGCGGCGGAGCGTATTTCTTGGCAATACTTTATTGACTACATGGAGACTATTCCTGGGTTCAAGGCGAACATAGGTAAGCTTAGGATTATGGTAGAGCGCCCTGCGCAGAGAGACCGTGCTGGTGCGGTTATCCGTCGGGCGGATACGATAACGATATATTTGCTGGGAGCGGAGAATCCCGATAGTATCCGTGGTATGTATATGGACGGGGTTGTGTTGGATGAATACGGGGAGATGAACCCTGTGATTTGGGGGACTATTATACGTCCATGTTTGTCTGACCGTGAGGGGTGGGCGATATTTATCGGGACGCCGAAGGGGAGGAATAGTTTCTTTGAGATGTACGAGTATGGGAAGGCGCATACTGACGACTGGTACACGGCGATTTTTCCTGCCAGCAATACGGGCATTATTCCTGAGAAGGAGTTGGCGTCGTTACGGGAGGAGTTCACTGAGGACGAATTTTCCCAGGAATTTTTGTGTTCGTTCACGGCGGCGCTTACTGGGTTTTACTTGTCGAAGAAGCTGGCTGATTTGCGGGTGAACAATAGAATTGGGGATGTGCCACACAATCCGGCGAAGCCTGTGGCTACGTTTTGGGATTTGGGATTGAGTGATGACATGAGTATATGGTTTGCGCAATTGAACGCGACACATACTGGGTATAATATAATAGATTACATGAGTGCGCCTGGGTATACGGTGGAGTGGTGGTGGAAGGAGTTACAGAAGCTCCCTTACAATTATGTGAGGCATTACTGGCCACACGATGGGGGTAGGCGGGAGATCGTGACTGGGAAGGAGCGGTGGTTGATTGCGGAGGCTTTGGGGATGCGCAACATTGAGGTGGTGGGTAGGCCACTCAAGAAGAGTGACGCGATTGAGGCGATCCGAACTATTTTGCCGATGTGTTCTTTTGATGCGGTAAAGTGTGAGAAGGGGATTTTTTGTTTAGAGAATTGGCAACGGGAGTGGGATAGTAAAAACAAGAGGTTCAAGGACAATCCTAAGCATGATTGGGCGTCGCACGGATCGGATGCATTTTCTACATTTGCATTGGGTGTTGACTTGGTGTATTCTTTTACTGATACTAATAGTATGATTCCGCGCACACCTGTTTTTGCAGAGGCGGATTGGGATGCTTTTGGGGAGTAAACATGGGTGTTTTCAGTAAGGCAAAAGAGAAAGCAAAAGGTAGCATAACTTCGGGCGGAACTAATCTAAATCCATTTTCTGGTGCTTCGTTTATTAGCGACTTTCTTCCACCTACGATGAGGACGATGTTAACAGGTGAATCTAACGCTACAGCAGATCCTACATTTACTGCCAAGGAAGCCGGAGTTGGCATGGCGCTTAGTGGTGCGGCGGCGGTACAGGCGAAATTGAATGTATTGTTGGGGATGTTATCGACGTCTACGGCAGGGGCCGATTTAGCTAAATTTTCCAGTTTAGAGAGTTTCAAGGGGATAGGTAGTGACTTGTTAAATGGGGTTACTCCAGGTTTCACGAATAGTTTTTCAGGTGGGAGTGACATGAAGAAGTTTTTCACTGAGGGCTTTGGTAGTGCTGCTAAGCCTGAGGTGGATAAGCTGTTGACAGCGATGTTTCCTGCGGTAGAGGGTAGAATTAATGCGATTAACACGGCCAAGGCGGGTAGTGGTAGGTCTGGGACTATCTTGACGGGTCGGCAAAATATATTGGGATAGACATGAGTAAGAAAATCGGGAAGATTATACTTGACAGGGCAGAGAAGCTAAGGGGTGCGAGGACTAACTGGGACGAGCATTGGTTAGACATAGCTAATTTCATTGTGCCGACTAAGGACAATGTGTATGGTTATAATTCTAAAGGCGAGAAGAAGAATAATAATCTTTTTGACTCTACATCAATTCACGTTAACGAGTTACTTGCTAGTGCATTGCACGGGCTTTTGACGAATCCTACAATTCAATTTTTTGGGCTGACTACGCGAGATGCCGCTACAGACGCTAACGACGAGGTTCGGGCATGGATGCAAACTGTTGTCAGAAAAGTGCATCAAGTATTTTCCAATTCTAATTTTCACACAGAGATTCACGAAACCTATTTGGACTTAGGTTCTTTAGGGACAGCACTTTTGCAAGTGTTGGAAGACGATCAGAGTATTGTTCGTTTTGACAGTAGACCAATTTACGAAGCGTGTGTACAAGAAAACAATGAAGGTCGTATAGATACTGTTTATCGGCGTTTCAAGTGGACGATCAAACAGATCATCGAAGAGTTTGGCGAGAAGGCGGTAGATGAATCTTTGCGAGGCAAAGCTATCACCGCTCCGATGGAAGAGTTTGAAATAATCCACGCAGTATTTCCACGTGAAGATGCCTTGCGAGACAAGCGCCTAGGGCGTGACAATGCGATGAACAAGCCGTTTTCATCGTTCTATGTTTTACATAAAGATGCTACAATATTACGTCAATCAGGGTTTGACGAATTTCCATATATGGTTCCTAGGTGGTCAAAGATTTCCGGCGAGATATACGGAAGATCCCCAGGGATGAAAGCTTTGCCAGATATTAAGATGCTGAATCAGTCGATGAAGACGACGATTCGGGCGGCTCAATTAGTTATTGCTCCACCACTATCTGTTCCAGATGACGGTGCAAGACGAGCTGTTAACATGCGACCTAACGGGATAAATTATTACCGTGCGGGTTCTACGAATAGGATTGAGCCAATCATAACAGGAGCGAGGATTGATTTAGGAGAAGCGTTTATGGAGAGTATTCGTTTAAGAATACGCCAAGCTTTTTTCATAGATCAGCTACAGCTACAAGAGGGGCCACAAATGACGGCCACTGAGGTATTGCAGCGAACTGAAGAGAAGGTTCGTTTATTGGCGCCAATACTCAGCCGTTTAAATTCGGAATTATTAAGTCCACTAGTGGAGAGGGTTTTTGGAATCCTACTACGGAAGGGAGAGATTCCAGAAATACCCCCTCTTCTTGCAGATAAGAAGGTCGAAGTAGTTTATTCATCGACAATTGCCAAAGCTCAAAAAGCTTCAGAAGGGGATGCGGTCACTAGGGTTATTCAAACGGCCGCCCCTTTCATTCAAACTAGTCCTGAGGCGATGGATAACTTTAATTCAGATACATTGATTAGATACCTTGGAGATATATA